AACCGACTGGAACTGTTCATTATTCATCTCACCTAGGAAATCCTTTGCTTCTTTCTTGGTGAAAGACTCATAGGTTTCATCGCCATCATATACTTTATCAATACAGTCCGCAGCAAGATCGAAGACATCATCAATATCGGGTTCGTCTTTCATGTTACGATCCACGAATGCGTCCAGAGCAGGATACCTCATTTCGATCTTCACTTGATCATTAATCTTGACGATCTTCTTATGCTCTCTGGGAATAACGACCTGCACTTCATCGAGATTGAGTTCAACTTCAACTTCGGTCTCATTATCATCAGGACAAGTGATCTTGAATTCACTGGTCTCACCAACCGCCTTGGAACGAATCTTCAAGAACAAATATTCAATCTCAAATGTTGCTAATTTTTCAATGTCCTTGACATTACTACAAGCCTTCAAGATAGTCTTGACTGCTTTGATCATCTCCTTCTCGTCTTGGGTTTCCATGGCGAGGTATAGGAGTTTTTCTTCTTTGACGAGGAAAGGACGGTAAGTGACTTTTGTTCCGCTGACTGGCAATTTGCAGTCATACTCAGGCACTACAAGTTTAGGTAAAGGCATAATTTGAAAATGACGATAAAATTATTTATATGGTAAATCGCTGAACATCTGGGTTGCCAGAACCAGCAACCTTGGTCTCAATCTCATCAAGTGTGAAGATTGACTGCTGCTTGAATGGTTTTGCTTTGAGAGTTGCGCGAGATACCTGATCAAATCTATAACGTTCAAAGTAGAACTGTACGTCCATTTGTACCAAGTTCAACTGTTCGTTATCAAAAGAAATTGTACTAATGTTTGTTGGGAATGCCCCGTAGATTTTCCAGACCGCTGTTGATTGTGAAGGGTTTAGTGCTCCCTTAGTCTTACTCTCAGACTCATCCTTAGTGACCCTAAAATTGGCACCATGTTCCCATTTGATCACTGACATGTCAGTCACATATTGATCATAGAAAGCAACAGTATTATCAGAATCAGAAGCAGCAGCGTTGATCCAATTCTCAAAGAACATTCTATGTCTCTGATCTTTGGTTACCATGAAAGAGATGGTGATTTCAGATGCAGTCTGACCTGTGGCAAATCTACGAATCATGCCGAAGTTATTAATCTCAGATGTCGTCATTGCCCTACTCGGCACAGTGACAGATGTAGCAAAATAATTGATAGTTTGCCACGCTTCATCCATTGCAGCAGATCTATCCAGAACCATGGGTGGAGGAATCTGAATCTCAAATAGGTTATTTGATGCAGGAGCAAGTGCGTTCGTTGCAATTAAACTTCTGAAATCCTCAAATCTATTGGGACTTGGCATTTACTGTCTACTCCAAATAACACTGGAAGGGATGTCTAACCATCGACCAACAACATTCATTGTGAATTGCTCTAACGGTAGTGGATATTTCATTTCTGCAAGATCCACAGTTGGAACATTCTTTATATTGCTAGCGTTTGACATAAAGTATTTATGGTGGCAACGCATGGGATATGATACGGATCCCCCTCCCCAAGACCTTGCGACAGACATTCGAGTAGAAGGTCTAAGATAATGTAAATTTCCACCAGAAAACTGCATGTTTCGGTTGTCAACATCCGTGATCAATACCATAGGGTATTTGTCATAGTATTTGAGACCAGGAGTTGCGGCAGAATATGAAAAAAATATAATATCTCCTACCCTGAATCCATACTTTATATCTTCCAGTCCATATAAGACCTGAGAACGATACCAATTCTTAGATTTCTTGCTACCTGCTGCAAGATCTTTTACATCGTTGAAGATACTCATACCTTTAATTCATGTTCGGTTAGTATCATAAAATGCATTTGTCTGTCAAGACAGTATTCTTTTGCTGCCTTCCACTTCGCGTCATTGACAGCATAGGTCTTCACTTCACTGATATATTTCGGCGTAACTCGTTTCTGCTTCTTCGGCGGTACAGTTTGCTTACTAGGTTTGACCTCAATAATAAACTTCTGCGTCCTCCCTGCCTTAGTTCTCGCTCGGACGTAAAAGTCTGGAAAGTAACGATGAGCACGATTATCCACAGGAGAAATATAGGGGATAACAATCTCTTCACTACCCCACTCAATGACATTCTCATTTTTGTCACACCATAACATAAACTTTCTTTCCCACAAACTCCTATAAATAATATTTGTGGGATCTCCTTTGTACTTATGCGGATTTGATGGTCTGTATCTCCCTGAGTAAGCCATGGCAAAAGAATCTAAGCAAAAACAACAACCAGTCACTAAGAAAAAAGATTCTAGTGGAAAGGGTAGTGGTGATAGACTTATTTATCCCATGACCACACCTCGTGGTCCATCGACCTCTGATGGTGCAATTAGTCGTGGTCATCGCTTTGAGACCAAGCAGATCGACTATATGAAGTTAATGATTTATGATCCTGAGACTGCCAACCCCTATAACTATGTTGGTCAGAATAGCAGAAAAGGCAATCCTGGCAGAAGATATAACAGAAATCAAATCTACAAGACCATCTATCTATACCTGCCTCACGATCTGAACGAAACATATAGCACATCATACGAAAAAGCAGCACTTGGAGCTTTTGGTGATATTGCTGTTGAAGCAATGAGATCTGGTGATACTAGCAAAGTTGCTGAAAAGATTTCTAGTGCAGCAGGTTCGGCAAAACCTGAGGTTGCATTCAATGCCGTTGCTAACATCTTTAATGGTGCTGCTGGTGCCTTTGGTGTTGATGGCAACATGATCAAAAACTCTCTTGCTGCTCTATCTAGTGGTAAGGTCTTTAACCCATATGAAGAAACTACATTCAAAGGTGTGAACTATCGTTCTCACAGTTTCACCTTCGACATGGCACCTCGCAATCCCCAAGAGGCAAGAAACATCCAAGCAATCATCCATGAATTGAGAGATTCGATGCTTCCTGGCACTTCTGGTGATGATTCTCGTTGGTTGACCATTCCTAGATTCTTCCGTGCTGAAATTGTACGTTACTCACCCAGAAGATCTGGTTCTGATGCTCTTGGTGAGGAGAAGTTGAATGAACCTGCAATGATGAGAACTCTGTTGACATTCCCAGTCAATATGGTGCTCACTAACATGCAAGTCAACTTGACTCCCAATGGTCAGAATACTTCCCTGAGAGCTGATCTGAGTGGTATCGATTATGGTCCTGCACAGTACAGAATGACTCTGAGTTTCGATGAGACTGCATTCATCACCAGGGATGTATACAATCCAAACAACCAGAAAACGAAGAAGAAGGTAGCAGCACCAGCAGCGGACAATCCCCAAGGAAAGTCCAAAGGTGGTTCCAAATCTTCAAAAGATATCACAGACGCAGCAAAACAAGCAGGTAACCCATAATGCCATATTTTTCTTACATACCTGATGTTAGGGTTCGAGTTTCTTCATTCCGACAGAACAATGTCGAACCTTTTGTCGCAGCAAAGAATATCTTTCGTAGAGTCAAGATTCGCGACAGCATTCAAGATGATGTCTTGGGTTTTGAGCAATATACTGTTGGAAACAACGAAAGACCTGACCAAGTTGCATATGACAAATACAGTGATTCTGGTCTAGATTGGGTTGTTTTGTTGTGTAATAACATTATCAACGTATATCAAGATTGGCCTCTTTCCGAGCAAGAACTCTATGATATGGTTGAAAGAAAATACCTCAGTGTTAATGGCGTACACCATTACGAGACAAATGAAATAAGAGACGATCTGGGTAATATCATCCTTAAAGAAGGCAAAATCGTCAATGGCGATTTTATTGCATACAACCCAGATGGCACTATTGTCGCAAATCCTACATACCCTGTCTCCAATTGGGAACACGAGAGAAACCTAAACGATGAAAAATCAAACATCTGGTTGCTCAACCCTCTCTACGTTACTGCATTTGTAGAAGAATTTGAAGAATTGCTGGAATATGCACCAAACGAAGAACTTGGTGATGGTGAGCAAATTAAAGTCAGTCCCAATACTGTGGAAGAAATCTTTATCACCAAGAAGAAATACTATACTACTGAGTATGGTCTTACTTCTAGTATTCAATTTAGTGGTCAGCAAGATCTTGGTAACAGAGATGTGACAGTTACAACCAATGATGCTGGTGCAACTATCACTACGTCCACCACAACTTCCGCTGGTATAGGTATTGTGAACTCTTCTGGTGTGATTGCTGGTACAACAGACGCTGGCACCACTGTAAGCAGTACAACGACAAGCGGTCAGGCAACTGGTGGATCTTCTAGTGGGTCTTACTAATCTCTCTGTCTCCAATCATCAGGTTTATCCTGCTTGAACCAATCCACAATTTCGTCTGCTGATTGGATCCCCGTTCTGTAATTAGATGGGTCGGGGTCACCTAGTCCCATCTTATTCATAAAATCATCCATACTGCCCTCCTGAATATCCTGGGCGGCACAGCGACGTGCTTTATTTAACCAATCTCGGGCAGTTGTGTGTCTCTTGGCGAGTTTCTCTGCCCAGATCATATCTTCTAATTTTACCTCTTCCTTGTTTGCGATCTTTTTGCAGATAAACTCTAATCTGAGTCTATATTGGGTTGAGAGCATGTTCCTACGTCCGAGAGATAATGTTCTAATTGGTTGATTCTCGTAAATTCGAGATATGCCGCCTCAGAGCGAATATGCAGAATATCGAGAATATCGTCCACAATGTAACTTGGATCAATCCCATCGTCAAGGTACTTGTCGATCGCTTCCTTCAAATAACGATATCTGTGCCATTCGGCAGAGTAAGGTTTGTACATGATGTTGGATATTCGCGATATTAGTACGATACACGATATTCGTGGATCTGTCAATATTTATGAAAAACCCTGGGGGCAAAAAAATACCCCGAATTTTTTTCGGGGTATTTTTGCAATCAAAGGTCGATTTTGGTTTTAGTGATGATGATGATGTCTGCGGTGGCGGCAAGGTTCCCAGGTCCACCTGATTCGTTGTGACCAGTACCCAGGGTAAAAGGGTGTGGGTTCAACCCATGTGTCAACCACTTGCTTTCTCCTGCACATCCTTGGTGGTGGGGGTGCTGGGTGATAGTAGTGTCTCTCTACATGGTGGTGCCTATCGCCTGTGAAGGGTTCCCAGAACTCTCCCCAGGTTACCGCCTGAGCAGGTGATGCTGCCCCAACCAGCACAACCGAAGCGGCGAGTAGTTTTGCTTTGAGAGCAGCACGACGCTTCTTCGCTTGGCGCATTGCCTGAGGTTTCAGGGTGCGCTTTGCTTCTTTTTTGGAGTGGTGTTGCCAGTTGGGAGTGGTCATCGTCCGAATCTCCGATCCATTCGTAGTTTGATGTAATACATTCCGATGACCCAGAGGGAGAATAGTGCTCCCTCAGCATAGGTCATGGTGTTCCAAGCATGAACTGCTTCACCCATCAGTCGTCGTTAGCGAGTTTGGCGAAGTAGGACAGGTCAGGATCCTCGTCCTCGTTCAACGATTCTACACTAGAACCGAACCCACTGTTGAAGGCAGGTGCCGATTGCTTGGCTGTCTCTTCGGGGGAGAAGAATGCCACGGGATCCTGCTCTTCCTCATCCTGTGCCACCTGAGCGGCACGATTGGTCTTACCAAGGACGAGGTTCAGACGTGCTTCAAGTTCAGTATAGGACTTGAAGTTCTTGGGGTCAGTGAAGTCAGCAAGAGAGTATTGCTGGTTGTAGATTTCTTCGAGTTTCTCATCTTCAAAGTCACCGAGGACAGATGCAGAGGCAAACTCAGAACGATCGTAGTTCCAGTAACCGTCCTGCTTGACGATCTTCAACTTGAAGTCAGCACCCTTCCAGAAGCAGAAAGGATTGATGGGTTCTTCATCCTCAAACTGAGGTTTCATTGCCTCAACAATCTTGTCGTGGATCTTCTTACCATACTTGTAGAGGAAGACACGACCCTCGTTCTCAGGGTGAAGGGGATCCTTGACAACATAGATGTTGGAGTAGTAAGACAGTTTACGCTTCTGCTTACGAGCAATCTCCTTGTCAGAATCAAGACCACTGTTCCAGAGGACTCGGTTCAGGTCACCCAGAGGATCCTTCTGACCGAGAGTGGTCAGGGAGTTCTCGATGTACCAACCACCAGGACCTTGGAAGGCGTGAGACCAGACCTGTGCCCAGGGCAGATCCTCACCAGTGGGGGCGGGCAGGAAGCGGATGACAGCATAACCGTTGCCTGCTTTGTCAACCTCTGGTTTCCAGAGGCGTTCGTCGGGACCATTGCCCGAACCTTTACTCATCTTGTCCAGTTCCTTAGTCAGAGCGGCGATGGAACCACTGGACTTTTTGAGTGATGCGAAAGACATGGATTGTATTCTCCGTATGTTTTGTATTTGGTCTGTGTGTCACCAGACCGAAGTCATGATGACACATTATTTAGGGGGTGTCAAGAGAGCAATTGCTTGACTGCTTCATTGATCTCATTGAGTTTGGAGATGGACACAGACTGATTTGCATCCCACTCCATGACGATCTTCAAGTCTTTGCCATTGATAGAGAAGTTGGCAAAGGGAACCACCTGTTGAGGTTGGTTGTACTCAGTGTTGATCAGAATATCTTCCAGAGAAGTTTGAGTTGCTTCATCAACTTGTTCATCTTGATCTGCCAGAACCTTACCCTGACGGAAAGCATTCTTGATTGCTTTCAGGTGCCTGAGTTTGTGATGTGTTGCCCACTTGTCAAACTCAGTAGTCTCTCTCAACATGCGAGCAAATGTAGCACGAAGAGACTCTCGCATAGCAGCAATGTCATTGTTGCTCTT